TTAGCGATTGGTGTGACACCACCCGACTCAAAACCAGCCGGGTCTAGAACACCAACAGTGATCCAACCAGTATTTGCGGCGTTGCGGATTTTCCAGACTGGCGGGCTGCTGCTTGTATCAACCCAAGGCTGAAATGCAACAGTTGTTGTCGGTGCAGAAGGGCCAGAGCTTTGGCTATAAAGCGCAGCAAGATTATCGTTAATGTCCGCGCGAACAGTCGGAAATGTTGCGTTCTGAACGACTTGATCGCTTTGGGCCATTACAGTGCTCGACCGTATCCAGTCGCAGTGTAACTGAAACCGCTATTTGTCGCTCCTGTAAGCGTTGCCGTAAATCCTGCTCCCGTGACGCTACTCAACGTCACATAACCATCCGCCCCAAGGTCTATCGGAGTGATAACCACTTCAGGCGCTTGATAAAACGCATTGCCGAATGTCACCGCACTGCCAGACGAACCAGAGCCGGTTTCTGTACGCCGCCGCAGTTGGAGCGTTGCACCAAGCTGATCAGCCGCGACGTTGATGTTCGAGCTTGTTGTAGTCAGTTGTGCTTTGATCTGGATGCCGCGACCTTGAATCACGCCTGCAACAAACTCAGTCCATGGCCCCCAAGTTGGTGATCCTGCTGGATCGTCATCCGTTGTTCGCACATAAGTCACCGTATTGACCGCATCTGAACTCGTCCCATCAAAGAAGCCAATAGCGTCATCAAACAATCCGGGGTAGTCGTCGAACAGGGTTCCCGTTTGAACAGTGGGGCGACTAAGGATTGTGCGGCGAATAACCGTGTCATAAACCGCACCGAAATCAAAGGTATCTTTGTAGGTATATTCAGCCTGTCCATCGACTTCAAAGTAAAAATCAACGGCATAACCTAACGCAACGTAAGCGTCAGGCTCTAGCAGCAGTGCGGTCTCAGTCGCATCGTATGCACAGTTGATAGCTGTTCCATCAAACGGCGGAGACAAGCTTTGCTCTGCATAGGTTTGGACTGTCAGCAGTGCGTCAGGATCAGGCAGTGCAACCTCATAACCGACCGCATTAACAGAACGATTGCCAAGGAAATCTTCGGCTTTGACAAAATACGTCCCAGCAAGCAATGGCACTTGCTTTTGGGTAGATGCACCAGAGACGCCGTCAACAATGCGGTTGCTGCTATTCCATTCAGCAGCTGCCAAGGCCCGTGGATCGTGGCGAATAATGATGCGCCCACCAAGTTGCACGTCTAGTTCATCGACCTGATCCCAGGACAAAATTGCCAGCGTGTCAGTTGTAGGCGTCAGGCTTAGATCAACAATGTCAGCCGGTGGTGCGCCAAGACCTTGAACCGTGTAATTGGCAAGAGCAGGTTTGCTGAACAGAATGCCGCTACCGCTAATGGCACTGACTTGGATTTGATAGTTGCCTGGCTTAGCGTCAAGAATGTCTAGCGTGGTGCCTTGGATGATTTCTTCGGTGAAGTTGTCGTCTTCGTGGCGATAACGAACGCGGAACTTTTTAGTGGTCTGACCGCTGGGAACGCGCCAATGCCATGTGATCTTGATGGCCACTCTGCCGTTGAGTACGAATTGAACTTCCTTGGTAGGCTCCGTTCCACCCAGAGGAATTGTCTCTAGTACCTCAAGGTCTTCTGGTGGCTCGGGGATGACATCTAGATTTGTTGCGTCACGCTGCTGAAGCTCTTCGCCATCTTCGACGTAAGCGTATTTGCCTTCGTTGTACGAAACAGCATTGATGGTATAGAGCATTTGATCCTGCTCTTCAATTGCAAGCACACGCCACAGCGTTGGCTGGATGTTATTAGCGCCCAAACCAAGGCTTTCAAGCATCCAAATGCTGTTGACGTTTGGGGTGACGCTAAAAGGATCGCGAACTGTAATAACACCCGATGTGATTGTGTCTACAAGTTGCGTTTCAGCTGTGCCGTCGGGCAAGATGACGTGCAACTTGCTACCTGAGCCAAAGTTCAAATCGGTACTTGCCGTATCGTCAACTGTGATGGAATTGCTAGTCGCAGCACTGATTCGCCCTGCTTTGCGTTCACCAGCGACGACAGGATCAGCAATTTGAATCACCATGCCAGGGCGGACAACCTGCCCAACATCAAGGCTTGACGTGAACGAGACGACTTCTTTTTCGTACTTATCAGAGTACAAAATCCACTTGCCTATCCTTGCTGCTGGGCCGCGACTGGTGCAGGCAAAGGCGTCAAACTCTTTACGCACCACGCCATATTTTGCGATGCCATCATGATCTTCGACTATCTCGTAGGCTTTATCTTTGAGGTCAATATCGAGATAGCTAACCACAACAACGGTGGGACGAGTTTTTAGACTGCTGCCGCTATACGTAAAACCATCCTCTGTGACATTGGCCATCGTGAATAGATAGGCCGGATCCCGTGGTGCGTCTTGCGCAATAGTCAGGCTGCCTGCACTCCAGAAGCCTTGGCAGCGCATGACTGACAGCAGATCATTAACTAGCTTGAAGGATTCTTCAGCTGTTTGAATCGTGGTGTTGCAGCTGAAACGAGCCTCCGTTCCACCAAAGCCATCATCAACCAGTTCGTTGCTGTATTTTGACGCTGCAAAAAACGCCCACTTATCAAGCTGAGAGGTGTCAATATGGTTGCCGAAGCCGTACCTGGTGTTAGTCAACAGATCCCATAAGATCCATGCTGGACAGGCGCACCATGTTGCTGCAGCAAATGTTCCGTCCCAGACAAAGTTCTGCGGATAGACAATCCTGCCATTATCAGGGTCAACAGTAACGCCATTCGGGATCTTGATCTTGACGCCCTTGATTAGATATTTGCGCGATGGGATGCTGTTGAACTGCTCAGCATCTACACGCAAACCGATGAGAGCGCTATTCGGGTAAGTAAGCTTTGCCCATTTAATCTCCGTCAAGCTTGTCCAGCTGAAGGCGTTAGTCAGCAGCGAGTTACTGCTATCGCCCGTGATGCGCTCAACCTTGACATCGACGTTGTCAGTAGGGTTTGGTCGCTCCAGCTCAATCAAATAGTCTTTTTGGTATAGATCAGCAGTGCGGCCACTGATCCTGTCATCAACAACCTCTAGAAAGCCTGCACTCGCATACTGCAGATAAATCTTCAGGCGAACAGAAGTGCCTTCGGTATCTCCAGTTTCGTTATCAATCTTTTGCAGTGATGGAATTGAAATGGTGATCCTTACTGCATCAACCTCATCGTCCGTAATGCTTTCTATGATCGGAACTGGTTGCGCAACAGGGCGATTCACTGCACGCTCGTTTTCCGTTCCAGGAGTCAGAGGAATATGCTCTTGGCTTTGCGTACCGTTGCGGGTGTAAACAGTAACGTCTTCAAAGTTAAAGTCGCCGGTTACGCCTTCCAGCTGGGTGTTGTTTAGGAAGATTGATTTATTGCCGTCAACTAAGCCCTCAATCTCGCCTTCTGAAATTAAGTCAATGACGTTTGCATACTGCCGTGAATCAAGGGAGTCAGGCGTAGTTCTAGGTGAACGGCTACTGCCACCACCACCACCGCCGCCACCTTTGCCGCCGCCGCCACCGCCGCCGCCAGCACCGATAATCGTTGTCATGTCCTTACCTGAACGGTGTCGATGCCGGCAGAGATAACAACGCTGCCAGTCAGAGTCTTACCGTAAACGATAGGAACAGGCGTGCCACCACGGCTTGTATTTTGTACGCCCGAAAATGAATACGATTGAGACTTGCGTGGATCCTGTTCAGTATCTGGGCCTTGCGGGATTGCAGGTACTGGAGAGATAGCTTGAGAAATGCCGGTCAACACAAGACCTGCGCCAATAAAAAACAATGCGGACGATCCCCAAGCAGCGCCACCAGCTCCGATGCCTGTAGCGCCAAACGCACCAGCGAATGCACCAGTAGAACCAAAACTTACGGCTGACAGAGCAATCAATGCAACACCGGCAAGAATAGTCAAACCAGCATTGCCACCAGCACCAACAACTACTGGGACGATTTTGATCTCTTCCTGTCCAACAGGGAAATGCAGTTCATCCAAAGTCAACGCACGTTTGCCAACCAGCACCTTGTAATGCTGATCGGCCATGTGTTCTTCTAGTGCGGGAAAATTTGCAATCAACATTCGCACTACCTCTGCTGTAGTGCTTAAATCCGCTTCCAATACAGTGCGGCCAACAAACTTGGCAAGCTGCCCGTAAAGTCTGACCTT